GTAAGAGTAGACCCACTACTACTTCGTAAAATAGGATTGTATGAAGTTGGTGTAAGTAAATCACTCCAATTAAAGTTAGACACCTCTTTTGTAGTAGAATTGTATTGAAGGGGTAGTTGTTCCGTAGCGTCTGCTCTAATAGGATCAATAAAACAACCTGCTACTGCTGGGTTGAGTGCAACACCTGATGCGTTTAAACAGATTGAACCTGCTGTTTGATTTGAATTACCTGCTAAATATCCAATAGCAATAGCATTCGCTCCTTGTGTTGTTTGTCCTGCCTGTCGTCCAACAGCAACAGCATCGTTCCCTTGTGTTGTTGTTCCTGCTGCATTACCAACGGCAACACACCCTTTCCCTTGTGTTGTTTGTCCTGCAGAAACACCAACCGCCACCGAACCTGCTCCCTGCGTTGTCTGTCCTGCTGACTTACCAACCGCTAATGTAGTTGTGTTTAATTTCAAAGTATCAACCACATTAAATTCGCCTGTATTTGGATTTATAGATATAGGGGTCGTTCCTACATCTGCTCGTAATACTACACTTGATCCACCACCATCTACGAAGACAGGGTAATAAGTAGCATTTGTATTAGTATCTGTTATAACAGCAGAAGGAGCAGGAGGGGGATACGCAGAACCGTTAATGGTAATGGTTGTTAAATCATTAAGATTGAAAATATCAAGACCTCCAGCATCGTCACCAGCAGTTAGAACATCTTGTAAAGTATCACTTCCAACAGCAGGAGGATATGCACCACCATTAATCGTGGTTAATGCGACATCATTTAAATTAGTTATACTCTGTCCTCCAGCATCATTACCAGAAGTAAGAACAGCGTCTAAAGTAACAGATTGGATCTGTGCTTGTAAATTAGAAATCTTTTGGTTCAGTGTATAATTAGATATTCCACTCATTTCTTATATATATATAGTATATAATAATGTCAGCAAGTTGGACAACGGATAATGAAGAATTATTAGAAAAATTGAGGATAAATTGCGTGAATTTATCAGAGTATCATCGTAAGAGATACTATTATTTTAAAGGATATTCTAAATACTTCCGAATCCCAATATTAATATTATCTTCAGTAAATGCAACTACAGCAGTAGGATTGCAGACATTTATAGCACAAAAATGGATTAGTTTAACAAATTGTTTTTTAGGTATGGTAATCGGAACAATAACGGCGGTTGAGTTGTACATGAATATAACAGCAAATATGGATGTGGAATTGAATCAAAGTAAAGAATATTATACGATGGCGGTTGATATTTATAAAATGTTACACGTGCCGAGAGAGCAACGTGGTGAGGATGGAAACACGTATTTGAATAAAAAGTATTCATACTATACGAAATTAAAAGAAGGAGAGATATTGATGCATAAAAGATTAAAAGTTGATACAATAACGAAGATACCAGATTTTATTAGAATGAAAGATGGTTCAGATGGTAGTAAAACACCAGATACCCCAGATAAGGAACAAACAGCAATAAGTTTGACGCAATTATTCGGATTACATAAATCACAACAATTTTTCAATGTTTCACTTGATGAGACAAAAGATTTAGAAAATTGTGATGTTAGAGTTACATAAAATTAATCTAATTATAATTTATAATGTATAAGTATAAAATGTTTGAATTTGTGACAAAGTGGGTTATAGTATTGTATAACCATATTACACAATATTATTTGGAGAAACCAAAAATAGAAATAGCAAAACCAGTACTAAAAAGGAATCACGCAGAATATATTGGGGGAGATTCCCCCATACCCCCATCAACAGATGTTTGTGTACAAAGAAAACCAGATGCATACAAGTCAATACATGCATCAGAGTATTCATATCCATTAGCACCAGCAGGTCAGCGTGGGACTGGTATCGTTGGTATCTGAAAATACTTGGAGCGGAGCGTTAGAAAAGCAGAACCGTGAATTTAGGCGGTTTTGACCTATTTTACCCTTTACACGAAAAAAAGAAAAGAAAATGTCATATAAAGGTGAAAAAGGGTCAAAACCGCCAAAAAAGACGGTTCTACCAAAGTAGATGATATGATAAAAATGCAGGTGAGTATTCATATGCATCTTTCCATCTTTTGTTTCTATTTTTGAATGCTTTGCGACGGATTGGGTCATGTGATTTAGTCCAGTCTTGGTAACCTAATTGTCCGAAATTAACAAGTTTCCCAGTATTGGGGTCAATAGTTGCATATTTCTTATTCTTTCTTCGTGACCTTAAAAGTAAGAAATCTTTTCCAAAAATTTGTTTTGCTTTCTTGAGAACAGCAACAGGGTTAGAATAATCTTCCAATTCCATTTCTATATTTATTATATATACATATTTTATTATGGAGAATCTTTTAGAAGATGAACCATTATTACAAGCACAAACAAATAAATACACCTTCTTCCCAGTGCAAGACAATAAAGTATATGAATTTTATCAAAAAGCAATAACCAGTTTTTGGAGAGCAGAAGAATTACAAATAAGTAAAGACCTGAATGATTGGAATACACTAAATAAAGATGAACAACACTTCATAAAAATGATATTAGCATTTTTTTCTTCATCAGATGGAATAGTAATAGAGAATTTGGGATTACGATTTTTCAGAGAGATGGAAATGCCTGAAATACGTGCATTTTATAGTTTCCAAATGGCGATGGAGTCAATACACAGTCAAACATATTCTTTACTAATTGATACTTACATAACTGATAAACGAGAGAAACATAAGTTATTTAATGCAATAGAATCATTTCCGTGTATCAAAAAAAAGGCAGATTGGGCAATAAAATGGATAGAATCTATTAATGCATCTTTTGGTACAAGGTTAATTGCGTTTGCGATTGTTGAAGGACTATTTTTTAGTGGTGCGTTCTGTAGTATTTTCTATCTAAAAAAACGTGGTATAATGCAGACGTTAACAGCATCTAATGAATTTATTTCAAGAGATGAAGCATTACATACAGAATTTGCATGTTATCTTTACAGTCAAGTAAAACATAAAGTTCCCACAATTAAAGTAATAGAGATGATGAGAGAAGCAGTAAAAATAGAAAAGGAATTCATTATTGAAGCATTACCATGTAGGATTATAGGTATGAATTCTATAAATATGAGTAAATATATAGAATTTATTGCTGACAGATTAATGGTGCAATTAGGTTACGAAAAAATATTCAATGAGAGAAATCCTTTTGACTTTATGGAAATGATCAGTCTGGAAGGTAAAACGAATTTCTTTGAGAGATTAACTACAGAATATGCATTAACAACAGGTGTAGTTTCGGAAGATTGTTTTGATTTTAACCAAGCATTTTAACTATTTTACAAAATGTGTAATTAACTCATCACGTGTTAACCCAAGTTTTTCTTTATTTTTATCAATAAATTCTTCAAACTCATCTAATGAATACCCCATTTGAAGATTCATTAGTAACCATAAGATTACCCATCTACCACAAGTTCCAGAACCAGATTTGAGAGACTGTAATCTATTTTTATTGTATAAGACTTTTCTACCCTTTAATAATCCAGGTTGTAATAATTTCGTTAAATAAGTATCGTCTTGACCAAGCATTTTTCTCCAAAATGATTTAATGTATCTTAACTGTCCATCAGGTTTATTGCTGTACGAATCAAAAAAATAAATGTATTTTCCATTTCTTGAAATACTAACCCAATGCCCAGTGTTGTATCTACTTTCAATTAAAATAACTTTAAAATCTTTATCGTTTGGAAGTAACTCATAAATAGACTTAACTTTTGCTAAATCCGAATATTTAATAATTGGTTTTGGGTCTTTGTTATTTGGAAAAAAACGTCTTAAATCCGAATCTGTAAGGAATTGTTTTTCACGTATTTTAATATCTTGGTATTGATTAGCGGTTAAAGATCCAATATCTGTATGTGACATATTTATATATTATACAGATAAAATAAAAATTTTAAATCAAATGCGTTGATATTTAGGAAAAAATAATCTAATATTAGATTATATATAATGACATCTACAATACAAAGTAATCCACACTTTAGAAGCATTACATACCATAAGGATTATTCATACGGAACAAAACAACAAGAGATAATCATTGATATTCTTAAAGATTATTTTGATAGTCCGAATATGAAGGCAACCCCAGAAAGATACTGTAAATGGGATTTTGAAGATGATAAGAACCTTTATGAATTAAAATCACGAAAAAATAGGAAAAACCAATATCCAACAACATTATTAACTTGCAACAAAGTAATTTCTTCGGATAAACAACAAATATTCGTTTTTAATTTTACAGACCAAATATGTTATTTGAAATATGATAAACATGTATTTGATACATTTGAGAGAAAACCTTATAGTAGAATTAATAAAGAAGAAGATATGACGGACTATTTTTTTGTTCCTTTAGAATATTTAACAACTTTGAAAATAAAATAATTTAGAAATGTTTAGCATAATTATTTTATCTTTGTATATTATATAATATCATGAGTGCAATTTCCCAATACACATTCCCAAGTGCAGGTATTCCTTCCACCATTATTTCAGGCGGTGTCGGTCAAGAATTCAGTTCATCAGTAGCATTGAGTGCTCTACTACCAGTCGGTTCTGCACCAGTTGACTGTGTTTCAGTGATACTTCAAGCAGGTGTATATTCTGTAGAGTCACAAATTAGTCTAACAGTCGCTAATACTGGTACTGTATCTAACCTTGCTATCTATCTTTCAAGTGCTGCTGCTGCTGCATCAATACTTGGTCAATCAACGGAAATCATTGCATTTACTGCTACTGGTGATACCCCTTATATCGCAAGAATTACGTCAACTGTTTCTATTTCTGCAGCAACTACTTTGTATGTGGGTTTAAGTGGTACAATTGGTGTTGCTTCTGCAACAATTGATAGTGTTTCATTGTCATGCACTAAATCAGCATACTAAACATTTAGTAATAATCTTTCTGATAATATAATATATTAATATATTATATATACGATGTCAGTTCAAAGTAGTGTATTAGTTTCTTCACGTGGTCAGATAGGGCAAGTTATTAGCACAAAATTAGCGTCAAGTATAAATTTACCAAATGGGTTTCAGAGTGGAAATATAGTTCAGACGGTTTTACCTACTGGAGTATGGATACTTACAGGACAAATTAATTTCAATACAGCAGTAGGGTGCAATTTTACTTTAGGTTTCGCAGAATTTACTATATACAATAACAATTTAACTGACCCAATCCAAACAATTACAGCATTTAGTCCGCTTCAAGGTGCAATTCTTACAGAATCACAAGTTTATTACGGTAGTTTAACTGTTCCCATCGTGTGTGCATCAACAACAACTGTTTCATTACAATATGCAGTGGATGTGGATTTAAGTGCTGGTGGTGCTGTTGCTACACTGACTGGCGGAAGTGGAACAAGTCAAAATGAACTTTTAGCAGTATGTATTGGATAACTGGATTTATTCTGGATTATTACAATAAGATTATTACAATATATTGTATTTTAGATTTATAAATGATATTTAATTGGTATAATTTATAAATTTTATATGGTAAATATCATATTTTAATCATAAATCTGATAAAAAGTTATTTAACTGTAATAATCTAACGCAAATGATCATAAAGACTTGTGTAAAATCAAAAAAATAAATCTATTCATATTTATATAATGGATTTTACTCATCAAAACGTAACTGATAATTATTATTCAAAAAAAGAAGTGTGGGAAAAAATACAACAATATATACCAAAGGATAAAGTTATTTATGAACCCTTTTATGGTGATGGAAAAAGCGGACAATATTTAAGAGAATTAGGGTTTCATGTTATTCACGAACCAATTGATTTCTTTGAAAATGATTTAGGTGAAATTATAGTTAGTAACCCACCATTCAGTATGAAACAAGAAATTTTTACAAGATTGAAAAAACTTGATAAACCTTTTATTATAGTTATGTTTCCAATTGTGTTATCATGTAAATGGTTCTTGGATATATTTGATGATATACAAATTATTATACCCAAAACAAGAGTAAAGATGTACGGAAATGGAAAAGAAAATTATACACCTAATGGTGGAGTGTGGTATTTTTGTTATAAAATGAATTTACCAAAAGACTTGATTATAATCTAATTGTATAATATATAATGGCAGGATTTCAAACAAAAACTTTCTCAAAACACGATGACTATATGACACCTAAAAATGCATGGGAATCCCTTATTGACTACATACCAAAGGATAAAATGATATGGGAACCATTCTTCGGCGATGCTACAAGTGGTCAATACTTACGAGAACTTGGTCTTAATGTTTTTCACGAAGACAAGGATTTTTTTACTTATGATATTCCTGAATCTATATGTGTATCAAATCCTCCGTTTACAATGACAGAAAAAGTATTACAAAGACTTAAGGAATTAGACAGACCGTTTATACTAATATTACCCAGTTCAAAAATAAATACCCAATACTTTAGAAGGTTATTTTCTGATGAAGAAAATCCGATTAAGATTATTATACCACGTAAAAGAATCCAATTCTTAAAAATGGTTGATGGTGTTGTTGATATTAATCAGAAACGCTGCTGCAACTTTGACTGTTTCTATTATTGTTGGAAAATAGATTTACCTCGTGATATTATTTGGTTGTGCAATTGAATTTTAGCAATTACAAATATATTATAGCAATTAAAATATTATGATATAATATATTAGAATGTCAAGAAGAAACGCTACTGATCATACCAAAAAAGCATTGATTTCAAAGAGTAAAGTAAGTAATGTCCCTGTTAATCCTGACAATATCTACTTGGATGTTATTATTACCAATGTTTTAGGAAACAGAACACCTGCTGTCCCTATAGAATATACTGAAAATAGAACTAATGCTATAGTTGATAATGCTGGAAATTACTGTCTATCTGTTGTTCGCTTTTCTCTTGAGAGTCAAACTTTACCAGTATTTATTCCAACTATACAACCCAATCAGGGTAATACCAATCTTACCATCTATAGTGTCACATTAAAAATCACTCCTCCTGCCCCAAACA